TATATGTTTGGTTTATCAAATTTAAATCTATCTTGTGCATTTGCTTTTATGGTAAATGTTGATGGAATTAAAAAGAATGTTTGTTTAATATCTACTTTAATATCTTTAGGTCCAGCAATTATATCAACATATCCACTACTCCATGCCTTAGCGTATCCTGCCGGTCCTTTTACTTTTTGACCACCATCTGATAAATCCATATCATATGCTAATCCTTTAGCTTCTGTGTTTTTAGCGGGGTCACCTTTTTCCCAAAGTATAGTAGCTAACTCACCCGTTGAAACACCACCTGCTGCTATTGCCTGTGCTTTTGCACTTAATTGTTGTTGTGCTACTTGTAAACTTGCATTTGCTTGTGCTAATAAATTGTTTAATGTATCGATTTGTTTAACCAATGCATTCTTCTGTGCAGTTAAACCACTATTCTCGGCTTCTAATGTTGTTCTTTCGGTTGCTTCATTAATCGCTTTAGTTAATGATGTTGTTAAACTAGTTCTTAATTCTAACGTTGTTTGTTGTATAGATACTATTGTATTTTCTAATTTAGCATTTGTAACTTTTAAATTATCATTATCAATATATAAAGAACTACTATCCGATTTTAATGATTCAACTTGAGATAATAATCCATCAAGTTGTATCTGTAATGTATTTATTTCTCTTTCTAATTCTAAACTATGTGATACTTCTGCATCATAAACCGGTTTAGGTATTAAATCTAAATTAGTTTCCGGTAATGATTTTATTAATTCGGTAACGTTAGTATCTACTGATTTTATTAATTCACTAGCATTATATTGGTCTACATATAATTTAGTTGATATTGTAGTTTCTGCTACCTCATCAAAATTAATATATTTTTTTTCTATTGCCATTATTTGTAAATATCAAATGTACCGATTTCAAAAATTTCTTCATTATCATCATCAATTGATTTTACTAACAATGTATAGTTTCTACCAACTGGCCAATTTGAAAAGTTTAATTTTATTAAGTTATTAAATTCACCTTGTATAACTCTACTTGCATCTGAATATCCTATTATTGTTTCTTTTGTTAAAGTATCAATTACACTATAATATGCAGTTGATGGTAAGTAGTATTTTACTTGATATGCAAACGTAGTGTTAAATTGTTTTATTGGATATAATTCTCTTGCATCAATTTTAAGTGTTACTTTTTGTCCTTCGCGATATGATGTTTTCAAATTTGGTGAATAACATCGGTAAGAAACATCATAACTACTACTATTAATAAAATCAGTAATTGTTGTTAAATCGCCACCCACTACATCATCTTCTAAATAAGTAATAACTAATTTAGGTTGGTATATTGTATTGGTTTCTTTTGAAAACATTTTAATACTACCATAATCAACCAAATCATCTTCTTTATCAGTTGGCAATTTAAGTATAATACCATTATTTGCTATACTACCACTATTCCATTTTTTAACAAATGAAGTAACATCTAAATTAATATCTTCTATGGTGTATTGGAACGATTGTGAGGATACCGAAGATGTAAACCATGTTCCACCCCAACCAGTTTGTGAACCCGTTGTAAATGCATTAAATGTAGTATTAGTCCCATCATAAGTATTATTCCATACAGTTGTTGTATCATCTCCATTTTTATAAATCCAAGTTGCACCATTTGTAGTAATTTTATCAAAACGAGTACCCGTACCATTTTCCCAACTTTGCGAAATTGGATATGCTTCAATATTAAACTTAGCAGCAATTTCATCTGCCTTAGTTATTTTTAATTGTAATGATGCACTAAACGGGAAATCATATCCACCATTTTGAATTGTAGTTAAAATTGATTGTGATGCCGCATTATATGATGCACTAATGGTACTAGAACTTATAGCTGCTAGTTGCCAAATTAAATACTTTATATTTTTACTTTCATTTAATGTAAAAATTGATGCGGATAATATTGAAGCCGATGCTTGCAATTGAGGTATTTGTTTTCCTGCAAATATAGATGCCGATGTAGGTATATTATTTACTGCTATGTTAAATAAAACATTTAATTCATCAATTTCATTTCTTAATGAAGATGACTGTAACAATAATGATGCCGATTGTTCTAATTGTGTAACATATGATTGTGAAATTGCATTAAAAGATGCACTTAAAGTATTGTCGGTTATTGAACTTGTTAATGCTGAATTATTTAATGTAAAATACGAAGATGACATTAAACTATACGAAGATGATATACCCGATATTGTTGAATTTATAATTGCAATTGATGCACTATTGGGAATTATTTGATTATATATGGATTGAGAAGCTTCTAAATAATCTGCAGAAATGGAAGTTGCTGTAATTATTGTATAAGTAAATAATGATGCCGATACTACACTAGCACTTGCATTTGCAATAAATAATGATTGTGATGTTGTACTATATGATGCAGATAAATGATTAGAAGCAGAAACACTAGATGACCAAGAACTAAAAATTAAATTATTACTATATATCGAAGATGATATCGTTTGTAATTTTGTATTTTGTAATTCAAATATACTTTTAGATATTTCCGTAGTATCAAACTGAAGTAATACTCTACTCGTATCTGGTGTTTCACCATAATATACTTTAGAGATTTCCAACATTTCATCTATACCAGTGTTTTGGTAAGGTTGTTGTAAGTATATAGTTGCATCTTGTGATGCTGTATAAAATAATATCATTATAATGCTCTCCCTTTGATATCCGTATTAGGAAACTTCAATTCAAAAATAGAAGGGTCTAATGATGGATATACAATTTTATTCTTAGTTGCTGCTTTAATATCATACTCATACAATGAATAACCGGTTGTAGCACCATCACCACAAATATTTACAATTTCAACTTTAGGTACCGATGCCACACCATCAACATTTGCTATTTCTAATTCTAATTCACTTACATTTATTGTTTGATTTATTTTTCTATTGCTAATATTAAAATAATTTGTTATTGCTTGTACACAATTTAAAACTACTGAACGTTTATTATAATTAGAATATGTTGCAATTTCAAAATTAACACCAATGTTTATTACAAACCCGTCTAATATATTTACCGCATCTGTAATTAATCTATAATCATTTAAATATGTTTTAAGATTATTTTTAGTTGTATTATTTAACGTTGTAAGATTACCATTACTATCATATGCCAATGTATACATATTGATTGCAAAAGGATTATTATCTGCATTAAATGTATGTTTTGATTTTAAGAACGAATCAATTGAAGTTTGTATTTCTGCATCACTTTTACCTACTAATGATTTTGTCATATTAAGAAATTCTGCTCTACTTTGAGGGTCTCTTAATACATTTTGCGTAGGTGTAACATCTGCCGCCGAATCTTGTTCTACATATACTTTAGCAATAGTACCAAACGCCGGATCCATTGATAATGCTCTAATTTCATAATCTTGCTTTGTAACTGCTCTATTCTGTGATGCAAAATTTGCAATTGCATTTTCTCTAATTTCATCTAAGGTTTCTAACCCTCTACCACCCGTTGCAGGAACTAAATTATCTACTGCAATTGAACTTTTTGCTAAAGTATAAACTGAATTAGTTAATGTGTTGTACGATAATAAATCTTCATCAAATTGAATTGAAGTAATTGTTCTTAATTCACCCGATGATACATTTGATGTAATGCCCCCACCTTGTAAATATTTAACAGTTAATGTTGTATTAGATGGTGCTATCCCATATGTAGATGTTTTTAAAAAGTTAGAAGGGTCAAATGATTGTTCTAATCTACTAATTGAATTATTTAATCCTAATCCTACATTTTTTGTATTTGGTATAATCATCTCATCTGCTGTAAATTCACTAGCCGCGCCAAATCTTAATTGAACAATAGTAGAATCAGTTACTCTTGTTGTAAATCGTCTATTTGTTTTTGTTAATTTTAAAGTATATGGTGTATCTGCATTTGAACCCGATGATAATGTATCATCATACAATGGAGCATTCATTTCTTTTATATAAATCATTTCTTGTGCTAAATAAGGAACTTCATAGTATTGGTTATTAGCAGTATCTATTACCGATACTATTTTTATAAACTTAGAATCGTTAATAGAAAGTACCGGATTTGCTTTAAATGTAGATAGATTAAAATTAGTTTGTACTAAAGTTGCACTAATTGCAGTAATTGTTTTTGTTAACAAATATGCATTTGCGTTGCCGTTTGTTTGTGAAAATACGGAAATGGTTCTATTCGTTGCGTCAGAAAAATCAAGTATATCGGTTGTTGTAAACACAATATTTGTATCTGTTTTTGCCCTAACTATCATACCTTCTTTTATTCTTACACAATAATTAAAATCTGGCTCATACATATCCATACCAGTATATACACCATTAGATGCTGCTAATTTAGATGGTATTTGTTGGTATACTGTCAATGTAGTAGTTGCTGGTCTACTTATTTTAGGAACATATCCAAAGTTTTGTGCGTGAGTAAGAATGTTTTTATAATTACTAGCTACATTAATAAATGATTCTTTTAACTGAGCATCTGTGTAATATGATAAAACATCACCTACATATGCAGCCTGTTCTATAAACATCATTCCCGGTGATGCATCTGTAAAATCACTACTTGTATTTGCAAAATAAGTTTTAGTAAACTCAACTAATGCCTGTTTTAAAGATGTAAAATCTCTATTTAAATATTTAATGTCTTTTTTATTTGAAGACCAAGTTTTATCTATTGGATTGAGTGCCATATTATAGTGTTACCATTAATGTATCAACAGTTGGTACTGCTGAAAAATTTATTGAATAATTTAATTGTAAAGTTACTAAATGTTTATCTTTATTATCATTTGTATTATCAAATATAATAGAACTAACCGAAACATATGGTAAATAAGTATTAATTGCCGTCATAATTGATGTTTCTATATTTGTTTCAAACTCACCATCTACATAGGGTTCAAATATATATTGTCTTAATGGTGTTCCAAACATAGGATTACCCAATCGTTCACCCGGCTCAGTTAATATAAGATTTTTAAGATTACTTTTAATTTGATTTTTTGTAGTATAATTTAAAGAAAAGGCTCCTCCTACTGCATTTCCAAATGGTAATGCCACCCCAACACTTTTATCTTGGGTATCTATTACAAACGATTTCTCTAATTGATATGCCACTTAAGTTACCCTTTATTGAATTTTTTTACTAATTGAGAATAATCTCTAGTCATTGCTTTCATAACTGATTGAGCTGCTTCTGGATTTCTCCTTGCTGCCATTGCCATCTTATGTTCTAATGGAATCCCACCTTCTTCTTGTCCTTGTAAATAAGAACCATATTCTGATTGAGTACCACCAAAAGATGCTTCAGGTTGTGAGTATTCTTTAAAATTATCACCATATCCCAAATCAGCCGGAGATATCATAGGTCTTGTTGCCTGTGGTCTTTGTCCATATTGGATTGTACCATAGCTACCATCATCTTTTGATTTAAATTCGTAACTTTCGTTCACTTGTTTCTTAGGTGTTTCAATTTGTTCATTTAACACTTCGTGAACAGCATTTCGTATTTCTTCTTTAAGAGTTTTTTTGATATCCTCTCTTAATACTTTTACTAATGCTTTGATTAATTGTGTTTGATCCATAAAAATTGTGTTTTCTTTATATAAGTATTTATTTTTCTATTATTTGTAATTATCTAAATGTTCCTTTACCATCCACTTCCATATAATCTTCAAATGTAGTCCCTGTTATAAATCCTATATGTAAATGATTAAATGTTGGGTCAGTTAGGAACAACATTACTTCACCTACAAATGTTCCTTGTAAAATGGGTGTTCCTATTATTATAGTTTTTCCTAAATTTTTCATATGTGCCATATAAACCTTTTTACCATTCTCTCCACGTATTGTAACACCTGCACCGAATAATCGTTTACCATTTCTTTCAATTACAGTAGGACCATAATCATTAACTTTTTCTACTATACCACCAATTGGTGTATAACATGGTGTTCCTACCGGTGCTACTATATCTGCTGCATTTCCACTTTGCCAACCCTCTTGTCCTTTATGCCCGGTTCCTGTTCCGGTATAATTTACTTTAGCACCATTAAATAACATAGTTGAAAACTTAGGAATATCAATTTTAATACCATCTGGTATTTTATACCCCACCCATGGTACAAATCCATCCATAAGTGTACCAGCCGGCGGATATATAGAACTTGTTTCACATATTCCAGTTATAGTAGTTAAATGTATTTTTGCATACATTATAAATGAATTAACAAATGCTCTTGCATCTTTCATTGGTGGCTGTTGTACCTGAGGCCAACTTCCTGGAAAGGTAATATAATTTTGTTTAACCCCCATATTACTTGTACTACCTACTGCTGGTAATAATGGAATTTTGGCTTTATTTAATGTAGCACCTGCCCAATAACTAACGACACTTGCTCCTATTAAATTGAAATATAAATCAAATATATTATTCATTTTATATGCAGCTGCAACTGTTAATACCGATTCTAACGTTGATTGCATAACATTAATATTACCTTTTGAAATATTATTTTTGGTTACCACATCTACACCACGTTTTACACATTGATCATATTTAGTAGTAAAAAATTTAGCAAACGCAGCGGCATCTTTTAAACCCTGTGATTCCATTTTTTCTACTACTTCTTTTTCAAATTGTGCCCAAGACATTATATTAAATAATTGTTTTTAGATAATGTAGTTTTTAATTGATTTTTTATTGTATTTAAAGTTGCCTTATCAATAGGACCAGGAAAAGTAGGCCCCATATACGTTTGGAATTGCATTACATTTATAGCATCAATTAATTGTCCTATTAAATCTACTAATTTATTACCTAATACAGCTTGTTGATTCGCACCATCTCTACCATGAAATACTTTACCACCACTACCAACCGCTAAAATAATATTTTTATTTTTATTTGCACTAATATTAATATTTCCATTATGAGATATAATTTTTAAACCTTTCTCACTATCAATTGTAACTATATCATCCGTAAAGATACTAAACGTTTTTTTACTAAATAAAAAGGTTTCCGCTGTTTTTGATGAAAGAATTATTCTACCACTATTAACAACAATTTGGTCACCTATTAATTGGTCGGATGATGGATATGTATTATTAGCTTCTTTAGTTACCTTTATTGTAGTTGAATCGTATAACGTTTTATATTTACCTGATGTTATTTGAATTGATGTTCCATCTTTATTTATATCTTCACTTACTACATCATATACTTTTTTTTGTTGATTATCTGAATTTTCTACATTACGAATTAAAATCGCCGGATGTTGTATGCCATTATCTTTATTATCATGAATGTATCCACTAAAACGAATTGAATTACCAAATCTACCTTGTAATAAAGTATCTCCTTCATTTAAGGCTAGTTGATGAATTCTCATATTCCTTTTAAAATACTTACCTGCGAACCCGTTTTTAATGGTTTCATTAGACCCTACATTTCTATTAGTTTCGGCGATACCTACATTATTGGTTTCATTGTATCTATCTGCTGCTTCTCCACCATTTCTACTGCTGTGTTCGGATGTTAGTTTACTATTAGATAATACTAATGTAATATCGGTACTATAATTAGGTGATGTTTCTGGTGAAAGTTTTTCATAGTATTGATGTGTACTTCCTAAATTTCTATATATTTTAACCAATTCACCAACAACCGGAACGGATATAAAATTTCTATTGTATGGTAATGCGATTGGCAACAATTCTTCGCGTGTTTCTACTGCAGTTCCAACAACCCTATATAAAATAGCACCATAGTGTCTTGCACTTTTGGTAATATAATCCGTTTTTTCTGGATATTCCGCATATAATACATCTATATCTTCTATATTATTTTGTATATCATCATATGATAATAATACTTTATGAACCAATGCAATATCAATCGAATCACCACCTATATTCGGTGCCGCGGCTGCTAAATTTTGTTGTGATGAAAAAAAACTACCTGCCATTTTATTTACCTATACTTTCTTTTAATGATTCAATTTCAAATTCTAAATCTTCAATCTTATCATCTGTATTACTTTCTATGCTCCTAGCCGTAATCTCTATTTCATTTAATAATTGTTTCTTATCATCTTCACTTAACCAACCTTCATCACCCACTTTCTTAGTGTTTGCTAATACTAACTTTTGTGCTATGTTTGCAATCTTAATTAGGTGGTCATCGTTAGTTATACTTGCTTCAATTAATTGAGTAATGATAGGACCAATTGTAATTACATCAGTCGGT